TCGATACCAATCTTAAATTCGTCTGCGAGATCCTTGGCATACCTAACCTCATAAGCCCTCTGCCTCATGGCCTCTTCGTAGTCCTCGCCCTTCGTCCCGTAGGCCTCTGCCGCCGTCATCAGGCCAGCCTTAAACATCTGGATATTGGCCTGTGAATCACGGCCAACATCAATAGTCGGGTCACTCGGATAGATCCATTTCCCACGGGAGAAATGGCTTGATGGCGGGATAAGCCCACGGGAAATTCCGTCTGCTATCACGATATTCTTAACCCTATCAAAAAACCTGTCTTCTAGGATGGATTGCCAGCGTTTGAAGGTGCGAGATGCCAGAGCCATTTCCAGCCTGACAGTCGGGCCACCCAGCTTGGCCAGATCGTAGCAGAACCCGAAGGGCAGATTAAATGCTAGGGCTATCATGTGAACGATCATATCCACATACCCATGAAATGCGTTTGAAGGCCTGCCGGATTCGAACATCTTCATATCCGCACCAGTCGGAAGGTAATTGATCTGGCTCTTCTGCATGGACTCCATGTTCATCAGATTTCCGTAGGCATCGGTCTCGGCCTGATTGAAATAGGAGGCTGGATCGTCCGCTTGCCCCGTGCTGTTGGTGATCGTCATCACTCGGAAGGCGGCGTTCTTCACGGCCATGTTCTCCGCATCCAAGGTTTCCTGAAGATCCTTGCAATAATTGATAATCGATGCGAGGTGACTCCGCCCACGAACCTCGTCCAAACGAAGCGGGTCATAAACCAAAATAAAGGATTGGGAGGGAATGTCCTGCGGGTCTAGGTAGGCATTCCCCTGTGTCCTGCGATAAATCCGATACGCAATGTTCCGACCATTTTCGTCAAATACCACGCCACCGATGTAGCCCTGTGAGGATGTCGGATTGTCGAAGTTCCCGCCGATACGATCAGCCTCGACTGCCTGTAACTTCAGATCCGAATTCGGGTCGGGCATCCCGTCAATGCTATTTTCCCTTGTGATTACGAAGCCCACATCCCCGTCACGCAATGTAGAGCGCAAGGCCAGATGAGAGAGTGCATGGAAATTGTGGCGACCAAAAAAGTCCGCCTTTTTGCACCACGACATCCAGTAGTGTTCATACATGGTGTCGATGTCCCTGTTTCCTGTGCGGGACATGTAGCGGAAGTTTCCGAGGGCATATTGGGAAAACTTGAGCAGGATTGACCGAATAATCGGATTGTTGTCCTCCAAATCACGGGCAGCTTTGATAAGTTCGATCCGCTCAAATGTTGAGGAGAATCCCTCGCCACCCGAAAGCGGACGGGAGGGCATCCGATCCTTCATGGGATAGGCGGCCGCAAACCGATTAAACTCGACCAGCTTGCACTTGTCGGCCAACCGCTTGACCCCGAACTTGGGGCTAATCTTGCTGATGGCTTTTTCTAGGATATTTAACTGGGGCATTTTATTTACCGCTATTTATATCAACTACGCCCACCCTGCGAGAAGTCCAGATAAACCCGATTGATCCTTGAGGTTGGGCCAGAAAGCCTCTGTATGGCGGCCGTGGCCTCCATGACGGTATTCTGCAATTCGGACAAATTAGCCCTAGTAAGTTGCCTTCCTCCAATGCTATACGAAGATCCAGTCTTCAGGATTGCCTCAATCGCATTCAATGCATTTGTCCTGATATCCTGAACCGTGGCAAGGGGAAGCCCGAAATAAACGCCCTGAACGGCCATATCACTCCACCTCTGTCAACAATGTGTCCTTGTTTTGATCGTTAATTAAAATCGTTTTCTCGTCTGGAACTGGCATACATCCAGATAGCATAGCTCCTGTAAGGTTCATGCATTCAGCGTCCCGCAAGTGGTTATCCTTTCGTAGCCTGTACCAGATCATTTTTGTTCTGCCTGATAGGGGGTTGAATTTAGGCCTTTTAACCTCTGCATTCATATGAGTATGCCACTCTTCAGGGCAGTCGTCAGGGATTTCCCATTTGCTCATTTTATTGCCCCGCAATAACGCTAGGATGTCCTTTACGGCGGGGTTTGACCATTTTATGACTGGACACCTTGGCTTGGCCAATCCCTCACTCTGGGCGGTTCTGCTGGTTCCTGCAAGCGGGTCTCCCCAATTTATTGTGCTATAAGGCCTTATGATCTTTCCATTTTTTGTCATATGCACAAATGATTGACTATCAGAGCCTAGCAAGCAAGTCCATCCCCATTTGCAGGCTTGGTAATAAACTTGTCTGGTTTGATCGCCCGAATCCAAGAAAACCATTTTATCCGGAACCTTCCAGTCTAATTGCAAGGCTCGCAAGGCATCCCAAGTTTCCAGCTTCCCGCACCATTCCAGCCGTGATTCCCCGCTCCGCTTCCATCCCCTGACCACAACCCACATATGAAAGCCTTTTGCCTCCTGAATGTCCGCCGAGATGATTCTGGTTTCGCATTCACTCCATTGCTCGCCCATCCGGTATCCTGCGCCTGAAATCTTAACATCCTGACCTTCCTCCTCGATTTCCACCCAAGGCTGGGCAAGAACCGAGTTCACAAAATTCTGCAATCCAAGAACGCTTTTCTTGTCGCTCAGAAATTGGCAGGCCAACTTCCCGAAAGTCTCCCAAGGGGAATAGAGTCCCGACAAATGATATGACCTGACTTGTGGTTCTGGGTTCAGGTTTGTGGGCTTCCACTTTCCGGATCGAAGCATCTTGGTCTTGTGGCCATCGGTGATCTTCCCTTGGCACTTGGAGCATTCGTAGTAGGCGGATTTGCGGACTCTCTCGTTATCCCACTCGCCCTCGGCATTTCTTGCATCCTTGTCCCATTTCACATTTGGCCATTCAAGCGTTTGCTCTTCCCCGCAGAAAGGACAAGGCACATAATAATATCTTTGATCCCCCCTCTTGAATGCCTGCCAGATATGCCCGTATTCGGTGGTTGGCGTGGAGGTCTGGATGGTCAGGGATAGCGGGTAAGTCTTGGTTCGAACCTCGGCCAACTGGAGCGAATTCGCCTCCTTGGATGTCGCCTCCGCCATCTTATCAGTTTCATCGCAGCATAGCAGACCTACACTCCTAGATGCGAGATTGGCCGGACTATTGCTTCCAAAAAACCAGATCGACATTTTATCAAAATGTTGCTCCATCAGTTTGTACCTGTCGGGATTGTTGGGCTTGTGTCTGGCCAACGCAGGGCAGTCATCGACCATCGGCATCCAGCGGTATTCGGAAAACGACCTTGCCAGATTCTCATTCGGCATGACCCACATGGTCGGGGTCGGCTTCATGTCCAGTCGATATCCCATCCCAGCAAGAATCGTGGTCGTCTTGGCGGTTTGCGCTCCCCAGCATAAAACCATCAGCCGAACCTTTTCATCCTTGAAGGTTTCGAGCGGTTCCCGCACATAAGGGGTAAGCATCGTGGAATATGGGCCAGCCGAGGACGATACCCGCTCGGACAAATACAGATTTCCCTCCGCCCATTCGGTCACGGAAATATCCGCCCGTGGAATCCAGAAGCTATTGGCCAGTATCTCTAGGTCTTCGCCAGTCATTTGAATGTGTCGTGGATGCTGATGACCCTCGCTCCTATCGGGTAAAGGATGGTTTCGTCCCTAGTCTGGGCGATCACCTGATTGGGTTCCCTCAAAAGATCAAACGCCCAGTGCATGATGACATCCTCCATCGCCATGTTCGTAAAAATGAAATCCCTCCGTGGTTCCTGTTTCCACAAGAATTCCACTCCAGCCTTAACAATTGTTTCCTTGGATGTTCTTTCCGGTGCAATCCCAACCCAAGATCTTAATCTAAAGTCTGTCAGTTTGTAGAAAATCTCCAGAATGGCTGTGGTTGAGTTCCCGCAGTCCCACATGGGATAGCCCTTTTTGTTGAGTCTTTTCCTGTTTTGCTCGATCTTGGAGTCGTAGGGGGAAAAAAAGAAAACATGCGGGAAAATAAAATTGGATATGCAATCGTCCGCCATCAGAATTGCCGAGGTGGAGTGTTGCCCCTTCGCCCCACTGCAACACACAATCGCTACTTGGTCTGGTTTCTCAGCCTTGGAGGGAGCCATATGTCTTTTCGACACAATGCACAATCACATCGGCGGTTCCCTCAATACCGATATGATTTCCTATTTTCTTTAGTTTTGAGGTAAATTCAGAAAAATCCTCGTTTGGGACATAAACGGGAATCATCTGCATGTCCTCCTGCTTTTCATTGTCCTTCCCCAAGTCTTCTGGCGGGGCTTCGGACATCATCCTCGCAAGCTCGTCCTGCGAGAATCCAGTCAGTTCTAGGTCTATGTTTGTGGTGTCTATCTGCTCGATCAGGTCTTTTAGCGCCTGCGTGTCGAATTCCCCCGCAAGGTTGTTGAGGGCGAGGTTAGCCGCCTTCTCCTTATCTTCGGGAGCATCGACAACCCATACATCGACTTCCTTGCGCCCCATCGCCCGATAGATATCGTACCTCTGGTGGCCTCCGATAATTGTGTTACCTGTCCGCACATTGATGGTGATTGGCTGTAAGTCTCCAAGCTCCGCAATGCTTTTCGTGAGACGACCCAACGCCTCTGGAGTAATCTTTCTAGGATTGTAGCTTGCCCCATGAATCTCACTTAGGGGCATCCTCTCCAGCCTTGGATATGTCTTGCTCATCTGTCGCTAAATTGTGTCCTTGTGCCTGAGTGTCAAACTCTTTTGGATCATCTGTTGGCAATCCGCCCTTGGTCTTGTCGATCACCGAAATGATCTGCCTTACCCCGTCTGCAATCGCCTCCTTAGCCAATTCTGGG